GCATTAGCCACAAGACAAGAGTAATTAGGATAGGCTTGGTTTTTTTCCAAGCCTTTATTTTTTTAAGGAGTTAATAAATGTTTGAAATTAAGTTTAAAAAAGCGGGTGTTTTGAAAGAATTTTCTAAAGACTATGTAAATGTTGAAGATAATTTACTAGCATTAGAGCATCAAGTACGACAAACTGCCTTGTATGAAAATAAAGAGGATTTGTTAAATCCTCTTAAACATCGTGAGTTGAATGAAGCGTATCTTGATATGTTTGTGAAAATGTACGGTGAGCAATTTGAAGTAGATGATCTAAAGTGTGCGAGCGTTGAAACACTTGAAACTTTGAACGACTTATACCTTGCTGCTCTCGGTGGAAAACAGGAAGAAAAAGAGACCACTGAGGGAAAAAAGAAGAAAAAGGGTTAAGCCCTAAAGAAGCTCAAAACAATTTATTAGTTTGGGTTCAATCATTGATGAGTCAAGGATATACGATCCATGACATTAAAAGTATGCGTTTATCAGATTTTGATTTGATGGTGCAAGCTTTGGAAACAAAAGAAAGCAAAGAGGAAGAAGAAACAACCCTTGACAAGGCCTTTCCATTCCTTTTTGGATAAAAAGAAAGGAGATTAAATGGCAAGTAACATTGGCGAATTAGTCGCCACAGCAACCTTAGATGTCGCTCCTTTTCAGTCAAACGTTGGGAGGTTGAAAACTTATCTAAAAGGTGTTGACAATTCCCTAAAGGCGATGGAGAACAACTTCAAAGGCGCTGGAAAGAATGTCGGTAACTTAAAAAATCTCTTATCCCAGACTGGTTCAGCTCTAAGCTCATACCAAAAAGTATTGAGTTCACAAAGCGAACGGTACAACCAATTGAAAGCAAGTATTGGAGATGTATCTACTGCTACTGCAGAGCAGAAACAGAAATTAGTTGAAGCAAGTGCTAGTATGACAGCTACCGCTGCTAAAGTAGCTGAATTACAAAATCGCTATGAACAGTTAGCTAGTTCTATGAGACAAGCTTATATAGACGACAGTGCCTTCACTAAATTTGGTAGAGGTGCGCAAGAAGTCGGTAATAAAATCAGTCAAGTAGGTCAGACCGTATCTGGTTTTGGTTCTGCTTTAACTCGTGGAGTAACTGCTCCAATTGTAGCTGGTGCAGGTCTTGTAGTAAAAGCTGCAATCGACTATGAATCTGCATTTGCTGGAGTTAAAAAGACAGTAGATGAAACTGCAACAGTATCTTACAAAAACCTATCGGACGGTATTCGTCAAATGGCCAAGGAATTACCAGCTAGTGCAGTAGAAATTGCAAATGTAGCAGAAGTTGCAGGTCAGTTAGGTATTAAGGCAGAAGATATCTTGTCATTCTCACGTACCATGATTGATATGGGAGAGTCAACTAACTTGAGTGCTGAAGAAGCTGCAACTGCAATCGCTAAAGTAGCAAATATTATGGGTTTGACATCAGACGATTATTCAAGGTTCGGTGCATCAGTTGTAGACCTTGGTAATAACTTTGCCACAACTGAAAAAGACATCGTAATGATGGCCAATCGTTTAGCAGCAGGTGGTAAACTAGCTGGACTAACTGCTCCTGAAATCTTAGGTCTTGCAACTGCCATGAGTAGTGTGGGTATTGAAGCAGAAGCAGGTGGTACTGCCATGACTCAAACTCTTACTGCTATCGGTAATGCAGTTTCATTGACTACTAAGGACTCAGCAGACGATCTAGCATTGATTGCTAAAGTTGCAGGAACGACATCAGAAGAATTCCAACAAGCGTGGAAAGAAAAACCTGCTGAAGCTTTACAATCCTTTATTAAGGGACTCAATACAGCCCGTGAAAAAGGCGCAAACATGGATGCTATCTTGATGAAGTTAGGCATGACAGGTGTTAGACAAGGGAATATGCTTAAATCTCTAGCTTTATCATCAGATAAAATGAGTGCAGCAGTCAACCGTTCTAATCAAGCATGGAAAGAAAACACTGCCTTGACTAATGAAGCGAATAAACGTTATGAGACCACTGAGTCTCAATTAAAGATGTTTAGAAATCAGCTGACAGATATTGCGATTGAGTTTGGAGGGCCATTAATCAAAGCTCTGAGAGAAGGGCTGAATGCAGCAAAACCATGGATTGAAAACCTATCAGAGTTAGCTAAGAAGTTCAGTTCATTATCGACAGAGCAACAACAAAATATCTTGAAATGGGGATTGTTTGCAGCAGCATTAGGCCCTGCTTTGAAGTTATTGGGTGGTGGTATTTCAGTCATTGGTGGTTTTGTTAAAGCAATTGGTGGTTTGTCAAAAGGTATTGGTTTCCTAAGTGGTTCAGCGAAATATCTTGCAAATTTACCAGTTGGTTTAAATGCTTTAGCTGGATCAGCAGGAGCAGCAGAAACTGCAATGGCAGGTGTATCAACTGGAGCTGGTTCTTTATCTGGTGCATTTGGTGCTCTTGCAAATCCTTTAGGATTGATAGTTGGTAGTATAGCCTTAGTAACTGCAGGTCTTGTCTATCTTGGGAATGAGAAAGATAAAGCAAGAATCAAGACGGAAGAATTTGGTTCACAACTAAGCGATACTGCAAGAGGAGAGTTAAGAAGTTTCCAAAAAACAGTAGATGAAACAGTTACTGCAGTTGCAAACTTCGGAACTCACGCTGGCGATGTTGAAAAAGTAACTGGTGCTTTTAAAAAGCTTTATGATGAAGTAGCAGAGAGCGCAGAGAAGGCCAACAAACGTATGGAAGAACTCGGTGCTAAGTGGGGTCTTAGTGAAGAAGATATTGCTAGAGCTAGAGAAAAGAATGGTCAAGTTGTATCTAACACAGAAGCCATGATGAATCAAATCAATGACATTTATCAACGTCACAATGGAGATGCGAGCAAGTTTTCTCAAGAGGAGAAAGAAATCATCTTAAATAACCAAAATGAGATGATTAAAGCTAAGCTCTCAATGATGGATTTGTCAGCTGAACAACAAAAAGCAGCATTGCAAGCTTTGAATGGAGAAATTGGGAATCTAAACGAAACTCAATTAAAACATACTAAAGATGTTTTAAAACAAGCTTTAGATGAAGAAAAGACTCTTTACGAAACATCTAAGAGTGAGTTAAAAGAATTGCTAAAAGGCAAGGCTATTGATCAAGAGACTTATAACAAGAAAATACAAGAACTTGAAGCTAACCACACTCAAACAATGGAAGCTTTGGGTACTAAGTATTATCAAGTTATGAAAACTCTTGATGCAAAAGTAAAAGCCCGTACTGGTCAAAACTGGAACTATTGGGAAGAAGCTAAAAAAGCTTTGGAAGAATATGGCTTGTCTTATGAAGCAATTGGTCAGAAAGCTGCAGAAGCATCTGAAAAGGCTGGAAATTCTCACAGTATTCTAGCTAAATATACCAGCGATATGAGTAAAGAAGTTAAAGAAGCAAATGATGCTTGGTCTTTGCTTGTTGGGAATATTGACAAGAATGGTAATTTTGAAATTAAATCAAATGTCAAGGAAGTTATTGGAGAAGCAGCTAAATCTGCTGAAGGTTGGGAACAACTACAATTCATTGCTAAAACAGCTGATATTAACTCAAATGCTCGTGTGACAATTGCAGAAGCTCTTGTAGAATCTGGTAAATGGTCAACTATGACCCTTGAAGAAAAACAACTAATCGTTCAGAATCAAGCTGGTCTGCAAGCCATTTTTGATAGCGAGAATCATTTAAAAATTTGGAATAGTATGCCTGCAGAGGTTAAAGAATTGCTTTTGAAAAATGCAGATGTAATGAACAAAGCAGAAGAAGCTTCAAAGGCACTTTACAATTATGATTCGCTTACACCAAAACAGAAAGAGTTACTAGCGACAGATGAGAGTTTCAGAACTGCAGTCGCTAGATCAACAGATACTCTAACTACATGGAATGCAACAACTCCATTTACTAAAGACTTCAAAGCTAACCCAACAGATGTCTTAAATAATGGTCAGTTATCTATTGATAAAATCATGTCTTGGAATTTAACAAACGCTGATACTAAATCATTAGATGCAGTTGATAACACAGCTGGTGCAGTCGCAAGTGCATTATTAAGCGTGAACTCTCCAAAACAAGAAACACCAATCAGTATTAATGCAACAGACCAAACAGGGCCAGAATCAGCATCTGCAAGTGCTGGAATCAATGCGATTAAGCAAAACTTTCCGATTGATATCAATGCTACGAATAAGACACAAGGTGAAGCAAATTCAGCTGATCAATCAGTAAATGCTGTTAAGCAAAATAGCCCTATCAGTATTAGAGCTCAAAACAACACCCAAAGTGCCATCAGTAGCGTTTTAGGTGGTTTGGCATCATTACCAGCTATTAAATTTATTGATATTATCACAAGACATTTTACACAAAGACACGCTAAAGGTACTGACAATCACCCAGGAGGTCTTGCAACGGTCAATGACCAACGAGGAACACTCTATAAGGAAATGGTTACACTTCCTGATGGTACTTCATTTATTCCACACGGTCGAAATGTGACACTACCACTACCTCCAGGTTCTAAAGTCATGCGAGCTGGTAAAACTCGTAGCTTAATGAACCGTTTAGGTATTCCGAACTATGAGAATGGTATTGGTTTTGAAGATACGAAGATTTCGCACCTAACTAGACGAATTCAGAGTATCAATACTAAAAATAGTAACCGTGGATATCAGAATACTTCTTATACAATCGGTGGATATAGCGGTGGAGATAATCAAGCTGTAGTTTCAGAATTAGTTAGCTTGAAAGAAAGTTTAGAGAATTTATTAGGTCGCTTGTTGGATAAAGATACCAATACTTACCTTGATGGACGAGTGATCGCAGAAAGTTCTTACAAATATCAAGGAAATATCATGAGAAGGGAGGGTATTTAATGTCAAATTATTTAAAAATAAATGATTTCACAACATCTGGTTTAAGGAATTGTGTGGTTGTAGACTTTGGAACAATCCGTTCTGCCATCCCTCGTTTCTCAGAACAAATGAAGTTGTATGGTACGAATGGTAGCTATAATCAAGTTGATGGCGCTTATGAGAACTATGAAAGAACTATTCGTATATTCTTTGAGCGCTTTTCTGATTTAGCAACTTTGGTTGAAAAAATCAAAGCAGTAGGAAATAAATTAGAATTTAGTTATCAATCTGATTCACTATTCTATGCAGATTTGCTAGATACAGAAATTATTCCAAAAGGGATGTACGGTTGGGAACTATCCATCAAACTTGACATGCAACCGTTCAGGTATCCGAAAAATGTCGCACCAGTCGTATTAACAAACGCTGGAACGATTAATAACATCGGTACGGTCTATTCAGAACCTATTATTGAGATTGAAGGTAATGGAGATGTATCGCTGACCATTGGCAGAAAAACCATGCACTTGACGATTAATAATAAAGCTACAATTGATTGTAGGCAAGGGAAACAGAACATCTTTAATGCCAGTGGGACAGTGCAGAATACACTACGTAAGCGTGGTGGGTTCTTTGAAATCCCCGTTGGCAGTAACGGTGTGACATTTACAGGTGATGTACGTAAGGTGACTATTCGTCCAAACTGGAGGTATCTAGTATGATTTATTTAACAGACGGGAATGTACCTCTGAATGCTGCCTATGCTGACGAAATAGTTCAGATAGATAGAAATACCTATCAATTAACATTCAAATTTCCTACTAACAACATTTTGTGGCAACGGTTGAGGGAAGAAACATTCTTAAACGCTGATGATCTACACGGTGAACAAGACTTTGTAATTTTTGAAGTTGAAAAGCAACATGGCTATATTCAGGTATATGCCAACCAAGTCATGACCTTGTTAAATCACTATGTCGTTAATCCAATCAATCTTGACAGAGCGACTGGCTCAACTGCTTTAAGTAGATTCGCTGGAAGCATCACTCGTGATAATCCATTCTCGTTCTTCTCAGATATTGATGATAGACATACCTTCAATATTGATACAACGAACGCTATGGAAGCCTTGA